CTTTACTGTTTATACACGTAAAATTACAAGTTTACTGTTATATCAGTTTAAGTTCAAACTAAAACCAATATAAATGAACAATAAAAACGAACAATTAAAAATATTTTTGATATATATTTTAATAATTATTTTAGTAATTTTTTTCGGAATTAAAAATTAAAAAATGGCTCGGTTTAAATGTAAAAAATGCGGTAAAGAAAAAAACATAATTAAGCAAACTATTGTTATTGTTATACGCAATTTGAGAGTTAAAGAAGCTCTTTGTGAATGTGGAGAGTATATGGAAAACATGGAAACTTATAAAGGATTCGGAACAAGTTTTAAAGCTGAAAATGATAAAATAAATTAATGGGGAAAGGAAGAAAAAAAACACCTACGAAAATAAAGGAGATGCAAGGAACGCTTGAGAAAAGCAGAACAATTGAAAATGAAATGGTTGTTGATTTGGTTACTGAATTGCCAACTGCTCCTGAATGGCTTTCTGAAATTGGCAAAGAGGAATGGAACAAAGTTACAACTCAATTGTTTAATTTAGAAATGCTTTATTCAGTTGATCTTAGATTGGTTGAAGCTTATTGCAATGAGATAAGTTTATATTTGGAATGTGAAATGAAGCTCAGAAAAGAAAACAGAATTGATGAGTTTCAATCTTCAGAGGGAAACATTTTAAGGCGTCAAGCATCTCCTTTAGTTAAAATGAAAAATGACGCTTTAAATAACAGTCTTAAATTGGCTGCTCAATTTGGTTTAACACCAGTTGCAAGAGCTTCAATTGCTGCACCTGTAACGAATAACAATACTCAGATAAACAACTATTTTGACTAAGTTTTATTTTGACAAAGAAGCCGCTTCAAAGGCTATAGGATTTATTGAAACTTTTTGTACTCACACAAAAGGAGAGCTAGCTGGCAAACCTTTACTTTTGGAAGATTGGCAAAAAAAAATAATAGGAGATTTATTTGGATGGAAACAAGAGAATGGATTGAGGAAATATAGAACAGCTTTTATTGAGATTCCAAGAAAGAACGGAAAGAGCACACTGTGCGCGGCAATAGGTTTATATATGTTATTTGCAGATGATGAAAGAGGATCAGAAGTTTATTCAGCTGCTGGGGATAGAGCTCAAGCGGGGATTGTTTTTGAGATAGCTAAAAGAATGATAATAACAAATCCTGAATTAACTAAGCGCTCAAAAGTTTTTAGAAACTCAATAACAAATGAAAGTAAAGGAAATTTTTATCAAGCAATTTCTTCTGATTCTAAAACTAAACACGGCTTCAATGCTAACTGTATTATATTTGATGAATTACATACTCAGCCAAATAGAGATTTATGGGACACTCTTTTAACATCAACAGGAAGTAGAAGGCAGCCGTTATGCATTGCAATAACAACAGCTGGTTATGATAGACAATCAATCTGTTATGAGGTTTATGATTATGCAAAAAAAATAAAGGATGAAATTATTGAAGATTCAAGTTTTTATTCTTCAATTTATGAGGCTGATTTGGATGATGATATAACAGATGAAGAGGTATGGAAAAAAGCAAATCCAAATTATGGAATTAGTTTAAGGAAAGAATATATGAAAAGAGAATCTCAAAGAGCGGTTGATGTTCCATCATATCAAAATACTTTTAAAAGATTGATGTTAAATATGTGGACTGATTCTCAAACTGCTTGGATTGGTGCAAAGGAATGGGAACTTTGTCAAGGAGATATTGATTTAAAAGAATTAAAGAACAAAGAATGCTGGGCTGGATTGGACTTAGCATCCACAAGAGATATATCAGCTTTAGTTTTATTGTTTAAAGAAGATGAAAAGTTTATTATTGTTCCATACTTTTTTATTCCTGAAGATAACGCAAAGAAAAGAAGTGAAAGAGATAAGGTTGACTATATTACTTGGCACAATCAAAATCATTTAACATTTACAAATGGAGATGTTGCTGATTATAATTTCATAAAAGAAAAAATAATGGAACTTGGAAACGAATTTAGGATTCAAAGTATTTGTTATGATAGATGGAACGCTTCTCAATTAGTTATTGATTTAACAAATGAAGGTGTTCCAATGGAGCCATTTGGCCAAGGATTCCAATCAATGGCCGCTCCATCAAAACAATTAGAATCATTAATTTTAAGTAAACAAATTTTACATAATGGAAATCCAGTTTTAAAATGGATGATTTCAAACACTGTTATGGAAGAAGATGCTGCTGGAAATATAAAAGCATCAAAGAAAAAAAGTAGTGAAAAAATTGATGGGGTTGTTTCTTTAATAATGAGTTTGGGCTCCTACATGACTGAGGGAGATGTAAGTTCAGTTTATAATGAAAGAGGATTGTTAATATTATGATAGAAGATAAAATAATTTTAATTTCGGCAGATGGCTTTGTTAAAGAGTTTTGGAACAGAGCAAAAAAACACAAAACACTTATTGCGGCTTATGAAGATTTGGAAAATGATTTTCAAAAAACTTTTGGAAAAAGGCGTTATTCAGATTATAATTCTTTCCGAATTTGCAGAGATAGAAAAGTTAAAAACAGAAATTCTATTTAACATAATATTATTTATATACTAAATTTTCTATTTAACATAATAAAAAATATGTATTTTTCCCTTATCTAGCAAATCAACGAACTATTTTTTTTAATATATATATACTAAAAAAGGTTAAAAACGTCTTAAAACAAATATTTAACACCTTAAAACAAATGTAACAATGTTGCAGAAAACAGCTAAAAAATAGACGTATAATTGCAAAAAATTATATAGTGGGCATACTGCAATCAATTCAAAACATCTTTTCAAGAACACCAAAAAACGAACAAAGGAGCATAAATTATAGCTTACCATTTGGGCCAAATCAAACAGTATCTCCAACAACCGCTTTAACATTTTCAGCTGTTTGGGCTGCAATGAGATTACTTTCTGAAAGTATTTCAACACTGCCAGTTGGTGTATTTAGAAGAGAAAATAATGGAGATAATATTGAGGTAAATACTGATTTATCTTTTTTAATTAAATATCAGCCAAACACATATCAAAATAAAATTACTTTTTACGAAAAGATTATTATGGATATGTTATCAGATGGAAATTCTTATGTTCAAATAATTAGAAATAGAAATGGAAGAGTTTTAGAATTACTTCCTTTAAATTATGGAGATGTAGAAACTTACACTTTAGATAATAAATTATATTATTCTAATGAAAAATCTGGAGAAACAATTGATTCAGAAAACATGCTTCATTTTAAAATGATTACAGGGCCTGATGGAATCACAGGTCTTTCTCCAATTGAACAATGTAAAAATGCTATTGGATGGGGAATGGATGTTCAAGAATATAGTTCAACATTTTTTAAAAATGGAGGAAAATTGTCGGGGATTTTGGAGAGTGATAGGCAATTGTCGGAACAAGCCATTGATAGGTTAAGGAACAGCTTTAACAAAAATTATGGAACGCTCAGCGGAGCTAATCAAACGGCAGTTTTAGAAGAGGGGCTGAAATACAAAAGTATCTCAGTAACCCCCGACCAAGCTCAGTTCTTAGCGTCAAGACAATTCTCAGTTGAGGAGGTTGCAAGAATTTTCGGTTTACCTCCACACTTATTAAGAGATTTAAGTAAATCCTCTTTTAATAATATTGAAATGCAATCTCAAGAATTTGTTTCTTATTCATTGATGCCTTATATATCAAAAATAGAGTTAGAAATGAGTTTAAAATTATTCAGAAGAAATGCTATTGGGAGAGAATATATTAAATTCAATGTCAATGGTTTACTGAGAGGAAACGTAAAAGATAGAGCTGATTATTATAAAACAGCAATTACAAATGGATGGATGACTGTTAACGAGGTTAGACAAAAAGAAGATTTAAATAGAGTTCAAGATGGAGATAGTAATTACATTCAAATGAACATGACTACAATTGATAAAATAGGAGAGGATGCCAGCTGAAGAATGTAATAATGGAAAATGGAAATGGGGAGAAACTGGGGAATGTAAATATGAAACTCAGGAAGAAGCCGAAAAGGATAATGAAGATTATTACTTAGAAGAAAACAAAGAAGAAAAATGCGATAAGTGTGAGGAGCCATGCGGCTCATGTGATGAGGAAATAAGAAACATTTGGGATAATAAATATAATAATATAAGTATGGAAAAAAGACTATTTAACATTGAAAACAGATTTGAAACAAAAGAAGATGGCCAAGAAGTGGTTGTTGGATATGGAAGCATATTTAACAGTAAATCAGAGAATCTCGGAGGCTTCTATGAATTTATATCTCCAACTGCAATTAGTGAAGAAACAATTGCAAAATCAGACACAAGAGCCCTGATAAATCATGACCAAAATCTAATTTTAGCAAGACAAAGTGCTGGAACTTTAAAGCTTTCAATTGATGAAAAAGGATTGAAATATGAATTTGAAATTCCTGAAACTTCTTATGGAAAGGATTTGTCAATAAACATGAAAAATGGAAATATAAATCAATCAAGTTTCGCTTTTACAGTTGCTGATGATGAATGGAGCACAGATGAAGATGGAAATGATATAAGAACAATTACTTCCATTGATAGATTATATGATGTGAGTCCTGTTGTTTATCCTGCTTATTCTCAAGCGGATTCTGATTTAGTTGTTGCAAAAAGAGGTTTGGCAATGTATAAAGAAAAACAAGAAATAAAAGAAGAGGAAAACGATTTAGTGATGCGTTCGCTAGCGAAACTAAAAATTGAATTAATAAAGCGAAAAAAATAAATAATAATAATAAAAAATTTTTTAAAATGAAATCAAGTATTGAATTGAAAGAAATGAGAAATGATATTATTGATTCTTTAGAAGTTATCAAAGAAACTGCAACAGCAGAAGAAAGAGATTTAACTTCAGAAGAGAATAATGACATGGATTCACTTCTTAAAAAAGCAGATGATTTGTCTGTTAAAATTGAAAGAGCTGAGAAAGTTGAAACTGAAATTAGAAATAATGTTAAGTTTGCTGGAACACCAGTTCAGAAAGTTAGTGTAGAAAAAGAGAAAAGAGAATGGAGCTTATTTAAAGCAGTTAGAGAATTAAGTAATGGAGGTCAGCTTACTGGACTTGAAGCAGAAATGCATCAAGAGTCTGAAAGAGAAGCTAGAAAATCTTTGCAAGGTATTGGTATTCCATCAATATTAAAAGAGGAAAGAGCTGTAATTGACCAAGGCACGTCTGCTATTGCTCCAACTGCTGTTGGTGCTTTTGTTGATGCTTTACAAGCTTCTGGACTTTATAACAGAGTAGGAATAAACAATTTAGGAACTGTTGCTGCTGATACTGTTCTTCCAATCGCTGGAGGCTCAACTGTTGGATGGAACACTGAAAATGGGGCTTCTGCTGATGGTGGCGCTGACTTTGGAAAAGTTACTTTATCTCCAAACAGAATTACAGGATATGCAGATTTGTCAAATGTTATTTTAGCTCAAAACGGGCCAGCTGCTGAGGCTTCTGTTATGAATGACATGGGAAGAAATATGGCAACTCAAATTGATGCTGCTATGTTTGGCTCTTCTAATGTTTCAAATGCTCCTGGCTGTATCGTTGGAACTTCAGGGACTTTAGATTTTACTGAAGCAAGTTTTGGAACTGGCTCAATTGCTTCTGATATGTTAGAAGCTATTCAAACTATTGCTGATGACCACGGCTTAGATGGAAATCTTTCTTTCGTTAACTCTTGGGAGCTTTATTCAGCTATCAAGAAAGAAGCTCAAGTTTCTTCTACTTATCCATTATATGTTGATGATAGATTAGCGGGTTATCCAGGTTACTTCTCTTCTGCTCCCGCTTCTTCTGCTGGTGCGTCTGGAGATGGAATGTTCGGTGATTTCAGTAGAGTATATTTTGCACAATTCGGGCCTTCAAATGTGATTGTAGATCCTTATTCTGCTGCTGGAACAGGTGCTGTTCGTTTAATAATGAACAATTATTTTGACTGGGGCGTTGCTTCTGGTGCTTCATTTGTAAAATATACTACACTAACAGCGTAAGTATAATAATAATTCTAAAAAAAGGGCTGGTTATAATTAGCCAGCTCTTTTTTTTTAAAACAATTTAAAATGTATAGAAGTTTAAAAGTAGACACAGCGGCAACAACGCCAATATTTACAACAGCAGAAGCGAAAGATTTTCTTAAAGTTGACACAACTGCTGATGATACAATAATTGATAATTTGGTGGCTGCTGCAACTGAATCTTGTCAAATATATACAAATCAATATTTTATTAATACAGTTGTAACTCAATACAGTGATAATTGGAAAGAGTTTTATTCTTTATATAAAAGCCCTGTTTCTTCAATAACACATATAAAATATTATGATACAAATGACAGTTTGCAAACTTTAGCTGCTTCAAATTACATTTTAGATGATACTTATGAGCCAGCAAGAATTGGAATTGCAGTTGATGGAGAATTGCCAAATGTTGCTGATAGAATAAACGCTGTTCAGGTTAAATATACTGTTGGATATGGAACGGCTTCAACTGATGTTCCTGAAGGAATTAGAACAGCAATTATTTTAACTGTTGGAAATTGGTATGAAAACAGGCAGAGCGTTATTACAGGCCGAACAGCAACAGAGCTTCCTTTGTCAAGTCAATATTTATTAGACCAGTTTAAAATTCAAGTATGTTAAGCATCGGCCAACTTGATAGAAGAATAGAAATCAAAGCTCCAACTTACACAACGAATAAGTATGGAGAAAAAACTAAAACATTTGCTTTGCGTTATACAGTGTGGGCTCATGTAGATTGGAAGTCAAGCAAAAGAAAAGAAGAATCCCAAGAACAAGTTCAAACAACAGATGTTGTTTTTTACATTAGAAATTTAGATATAACAATTGATGGAACAAATGAAATTACATTTGATTCAAAAGTTTATGTTATTCATGGGATAAAACAAATAGATGGAAGAGAAAGATTTTTGGAAATAGAAACAAAATTAAAAGACAATAACTAATGTTTAAGGCTGAGATTGACAAACAAAATTTAAAAGATATTATGACTTTATTTAACAATCTGCCAAATAGAGTTAATAAAGATGCAGTATGGGGGCGTTTTTGGAAAAAAGTTACTGTTCCAATGCAGAAAGCGGCCGAATCAAAAGCTCCAGTTGCTGATAAAAATATTCCTTATCCACCAGACAAAAGTTTGACAATTGAAAAAGGAACATTAAAAAAATCAATTAAATTTTATAGAACAAGAGCTTCAAAACAAAAAGGTGTTTATGGAGCTTATATAGGGCCAAGAGTAAAAGGAAAATTTAAGAAAAATAAAGGGGGTTATTTTGGTGCTTGGGTTGAATATGGCCATAAGATAGCTCACAAAGGAGGAATGACAAAAGCCTTTCCATTTATGGAGCCTGCTTTTAAACAAACAAGCGGAACAGTTTTAAAAAATGGAATGGCAGACGCTGAAAAGATATTTGATAAAGCAGTTCAGGCAGATGCAAGAAGATTAAAAAAATATGGTAGATTAGGATATTAAAATGGATATAGGAAAAGCAATATATAAAATTTTAAATGATAACATTGCAGTTGAATCATTAGTTTCAACAAGAATTGAGCCAAATGTTATGAAACAAACATCTCAATTTCCTTTTATTGTTTATGATGTTTCTAATGATACACCAGAAGGCCAAAAAGATTCTGTTGCTTTATTGGATGATGTTTCAGTGATGGTGTCTGCATATTCTAAAACTTATTCAGAAGCTTCAAAATTAGGAAATTATATTAGAACTGCTTTAGATAGAGTAAATGGCCTTTATAATGGTGTTAACATTCAAGCTATTGATTTTGATAGCTATGATGATGTTTTTGATGATATGAGCGGCTCTGATGGTATATATAGAAAATCATTAAACTTTAATATTAGAGTTTTAAATTCATTCAACAATATTTATTCAACTCATTTTGATGGGGTTGATGATTATGTTTCTTTAGGCGTTACAGGAATGGACGCAATGAAAACAACAGGATCAATTTCTGCTTGGTTTAAATTAGAAACAATTACAGCTAGCGGGGTTTTGTTTGAAGGAAGAGTTGACACTAATAATAAATTTAATATTTTTTATCATGCTAGCAGTAACGAAGTAAGGACAACTTATAAAGCTGGAGGAACAATAAACACAGCAGTTACAACAGATGCAGTTGAAAATGATGGTTTGTGGCATCACGTGGCTGCAACTTGGGATAGCTCAGGAAACATAAAATTATATTTAGATGGAACATTAAAAGCGACAACATCCATTTCAGGAACTTTTTCTGGAAGCATTGCAACTTCTGCAATTGGAAACAATTCAGCTGCTAACAATTATTGGAAAGGTAATATAGATGAAGTTAGCATTTATAACTCAGAGTTAACAGCTTCAAATATTACAACTCTTTACAATAATGGATTGCCTTATACAGTGGCTGCAGAAACTGGAATAATTGGATGGTGGAGAATGGGAGATGGAGGAATTGTTGGAGATCCTATTGCAACATATCCAACAATAGTTGATGAAACTGGAAATAATAATGGAACAATGACAAACATGACATCAACAGATTTTCAAGCTGATGTTCCTGAATAAAGATATGGAAAAAAAGTATGTTATAATAAATAAAGAGTATGTTAATTCAGTTGATTTTCAAAAGGTAATTGAAACATCTGAAGCAACTTTAAGATATAATTTAGATGGAACTAAAACAATAATTAAATTTATTGGAGAAGTGCCTTCTTTTTTGGATGGGGATAAAATATATTCTCATGATGAAATTATTGAAACAATCAACAATCCAGATAATGGTTGGATTGACACAAACGAATAAAAAAAATGAAATTTGAATTAAAGAGAAGATACGTTGTTAACTCAATTAAAACGCTAGAAGCTGGAGCGATAATTGATGTAACGCAAGAAAAATATCAATGGCTTGAAGAGAATGGATATGGAGAGCCACAAGAAAAAAAGAGTAAGAAAACAAAAAAAGCTTCAGATGAGAAGCAAGATAATTAATTATAAATTTATAAAATAAAAAAAAATGGCAAACGGACAATTAAACGGAACAGATTTAGGGGTTTATATTGGAGGTACTTTAGTTGCTTATTCAACTAATGCAACAATCAATATGAATCACAGCCCACGTTCTACATCAAACAAAGAAAGCTCTGGATGGGAGGAGAATATGGAAGGAATGAGAAACTTTGATGTTTCTTGTGATGCTTTATATGCATGGTTAGATCCTGCTGGAAGTGCAATTTCAAATGAAACATTAAGCGAAATTTTTACAGGCTATATGCATACAAGAGCAAGTTTCACTATAACTTTTGGTGTAACGAGTTCAGGAACAGGAGACACTAAATACACTGGAACAGCTTGGTTAACTTCATTAAGTTTAACAGCTCCTTTAGAAGATACAGCAACATTTTCAGCATCTTTTCAAGGAAGTGGAGCATTAACACAAACTATTGCTTAATAGTTAAATTTTAGAGCCAGCCTCCCTGTTTTCTTTTCTGAGTAGGGGGGTTGGTTTCTATTTATTAATTCAGAAAAGATAAAACTTAGAAAAAAATGAAATATGAAATTTTAGAAATTGGCGAACATAAATTGCCAGTTAGATTTGGATTCAATGCATTAAGAAAATACAGTTTAAAAACAGGAGCTACAATGAATGATTTAAACAAATTAGGCTCAGGAGAATTAACGTTCAATGATGCTTTTTGTTTAATATATTGCGGAATAGAAGATGGACACAGAGCGGCAAAGCAACAATTTACATTGAGTTTAGATGATATAACTGATATGTTTGATGGAAACATGAATTGCATGGAAAAAGCTTTTGAGATTTTAGGAAGAGCAATGAGTGATGGAAATGAAAAAAAGCCGAAGGCCAAGAGAGCGAAGAAGAGCTAACTTGGCCACAAATAGAACAAATTGCATTCGGACAATTAGGAATGAATGTTGATGAATTTTATGATATGCTTCCAAGAGAATTTTGGAACAAGATAGAAGGGTTTAGAGAGTTGGAAAACATGAGGCAAAGAAGCGATTGGGAAAGAACAAGATGGAGCACCTGTTTATTATTAAACATTCAGCTTCCAAAAAACAAAAGTATTAAGCCAACAGATTTAATTGAATTTGATTGGGAAAAAGGAAAAAAGAAAATAGATTTTGAAGATTTAAAAAATAAGGCAGAATTATATAAAAAAAAGATAGAATATGGCAAGTAAAGCAATAGGATTTTTAAATTTCAAATTTGGAGCTGATTTAAAGCCTTTTGAAAGAGCAATGAATAAAGCTCAAAAGAAACTAAAAAGATTTGGAAAGAGTATACAAAAAACAGGGAAATCTTTAACAACTTCTTTAACTTTGCCAATTGCCGCTTTAGGGGTTGCATCTGTTAAAGCTTTTGACAAACAACAAAAAGCAATTGCACAGGTTGAGGCTGGTTTAAAATCAACGGCTGGAACTGTTGGATTTACTTCAAAAGAGTTACAAAAAATGGCTGCTGATTTGCAAAAAACAACTCTGTTTGGAGATGAAGAAATTTTACAAGGTGCAACAGCTCAACTCTTAACTTTTACAAATATAACAGGAACACAATTTGAGAAAACTCAAAAAATTGCTCTTGATTTAGCAACAAGATTAGATGGAGATTTAAAATCTGCTTCAATTATGCTTGGTAAAGCATTAAACGACCCTATTGCTAATCTTAGCGCATTGAGTAGAGCGGGGATTCAATTTTCTGATGACCAAAAATCAGTTGTTAAATCATTGGTTGAAACAGGCCAACTTGCAGAAGCTCAAACAATAATTTTAGAAGAATTAGAAAAACAATATGGAGGCTCGGCTGCCGCTGCTGCAGAAGCTGGTTTGGGGCCTATTCAACAATTAAAAAATCAATTAAGTGATTTGTCGGAACAAATTGGAGAAAGATTATTACCATTTGTAAAACAATTCGTTGATTGGCTTGTTAAAATGGCTGAAAAATTTGATGGTTTAAGTGAATCTACAAAAGATAATATTGTAAAATGGGGCTTATTACTTGCTGCTTTAGGCCCCACTTTAATAATGATTGGAAAAATAGCTACAGGAATATCAGCTTTAATTCCAATCATTAGAGCTTTAACTGTTGCAATTAATTCAAACCCATGGATGTTATTAGTTGCGGCTATTGTTGCTGCTGGTTTTGCTCTTGCTGAGTATGCTATGGAAGCTACAGCGTTAGAACAATCACAAAAATCTTTAAATGAAATTCAATTAGACGCTATTGCAAATGCTAAAAATCAAGAGAGAATTTTATTAAAGCAATTAGAAATTGCAAGAGATGTTACAAAATCTGATGATTTAAGAAAAAAAGCAATTGGAGAATTAAATAAAACATTAGGAAGTGCAGTAGAACGTTTAAATCTTAAAAATATTGCTGAGGTAAACGTAACAAATGCAATTAATGAACACACCGCTGCAATGATTAAACAGGCAAAAATTGCTGGTGTTAAAAATTTAATTTCTGAAAACTTTGAAGAAATGACTAAATTGGCTCAAGATGGAACTCGTGCTTTAAAAGGCTTCTGGACTATATCTGGTCAACTTCAAAGAAAAAAATTAGAGATAGGGGGGCTTATTGATTTAGTTAAAGGAGATAAGAACAGAGCAATGGGTAAACAAATAACTGAACAAATAATAAATGGAGCTCAATCAGAATTGCAAAACAATCAGGATTTCTTAGAAAATTTATTAAATGACCTTGTTGGAGATGATGAAAGCCTTATAGCTCAAACTATAACACCAACTATCACACCATTAGGAGATGGAGATGGAGATGGAGATGATGGAGATGGAAGTAAAGTTGAGAAAAAAGTTAAATCAATTGAAGCTTTATCTTTAGCAACAAATCAATTAAACACTGAATTTCAAAAGCTGGAAACAATTGATATGGATGGAATTTTTGATGATGGAAGTGTTAGTAGATTCGTTGAAACATTTGGAATATTAGGAGATGAAATGGCTATATTTTTAGGCACAACGGTTGAGGAATTAGGAGAAGCTATGGATTCAGTAATGGGAAGAATTGAGGGTAATCTATCAGCTGGAGCAAATTCTTTTGAAGACTATGGCCAAACTATAAAAGCAGTTGCAAAAGAAGAAATTGGAGCTTTAATTTCCACAGGGGTGGCCGCTGCAGTTTCAAACGCAATGAAAGGAATGGCTTCTTTTCCTGGCTCGGTTTTTTTAATTCCTGTAATTGCTGCCGCTGCTGCTGGTTTAGCAAGAACAGCTTTTAACAGTTTAATTCCTGCCTTTGCTGAGGGTGGGATGGTTACAGGGCCAACAACTGCATTAATTGGAGAAGGTATTGGAACAAGTGCTTCAAATCCTGAAGTTGTTGCTCCATTAGACAAATTAAAATCAATGATTGGAGGTGGAACTCAAAACATAGTTGTTGAGGGAAGATTAGCTGGGAATGATATTTTCCTTTCAAACGCAAGAACAAAATTTAACAGAAATAGAACAGTATAATGGCAAGAGCGGCTTATGATTTAAACGAATATGCAACATCAACAATTAAAAGTTCAAATGGAACAATTTATACGGCTACACTTTGGTGGCCTGGAACAGGAGCTGCTAACACTTGGACTTTAGGGCCTAGCGGTGCTGAAATAAGTTATGAAAGTGATAAAGTTGATGATAAAAATTCTCCAATAATTACGTCAAGTTTAACTTTTCCTGTAATGGTTGAGGATTTAACAATGCAAAATTTCATCAATGGAATAAGAACAAGTTATCAAGAAAAGGATGTTTGGATAACAATTAGAGTTGGAACAACAGGCCAATATATTTGGAGCGGATATTTAATAATGGATTTAGAATCAAGAGAAGATGTTTCATACCCTTATGAAGCAAAACTAACAGCAATTGATGGCTTAGCAACATTAAAAGAAGTTCCTTTTTTAAGAGAAACAAACAGCTCAACATCAGCCGTTCCAACATTCCCTTATGTGAGAGCTGACACATGGGATAATGCTGGATTCCAACAAATCATTGGAAATTCAAGTTCATGGTTAAAAATTTTATTAGATAATACTGGCCAATTATTAGCTTCTGATGATACTGGAGGCGAGCTTGAAAATTATACAATTCAAACTTCTTTTAATTGGTGGAATGAACACATGACGCCAGCTGAAGGAACAGATCCTTTAGCTCAAATGAAATTATCAATGAGGCCTTTTTATTCTGAGGATGAAAATGGATATATGAATGTTCCAAATTGTTATGATGTTTTAAAAGATATTTGTTTGAATTTTGGAATGCGTTTAATTTATTGGAATAATCAATTCCATTTTATTCAAGTAAATGAATATAATACAGATGAACAAGAATCAGCTCCTTACAATCCACCAGTTAACATTCCATCAAGAGAATATTTTTATACTGGAACTTTTAGAACAAACAGAGATTATGTTGGCAGACCTCAATATTCTCTTTATAAAATGGTTTTTGAAAATGCAACAAATGTTGGAGCTGGACTTCAGAAACTAAGTGGAGCAAGTTATCAAGCTTTGCCTGCAATAAAAAAGACTACTGGAACATATTTAGAAAATGCTGGAACAAATGTTTTTAATGGTTTTCCGTTATTTTTAACTCATAACACAGGAAGTATAACACCAACAACTTGGCCAACAAGTGGAGGCTATGTTGAGTATAAACAAACATCCAACACAAATGGAATTGAAAATGTTATGCAAATAACAAACGCAAAAGATTTACAAGGTTTTGTATGTAAAATATATTGCGATTTTTCAAACACCTCAACATCAGATATTAAAATGGAAACTTTATGGACTATCTTAGCCAAACCATCTTCATCTGCTTGGGGAGATGCAGACAATATGACTATGTATAAACACCAAGCTGCAACATATGCGGAATTTAGATGGATGTCCGCAGTTGGAGAATATCCATTATCAAACAATCAACAATATGTTAGAGAAAACATTTGGATTCCAGCAAATACAGGAACACCAGCTCCAGTAACAATTGAAGTTTTTAATTCAACAACAAACTCAACAACAAACTCAACATCTAATTTAATTCCAACAGATTCGGCTTTTGATGGAGAATGGGATTTCAAATTTTATACATTTACAGGATTTGACCCTACCGACACAAATCAAGTAGAGGCACAAGGGGAAACAGCTCTTTATTCTCACGGAAGGATTTTAAGTTTTAGCCCATCAACAGGAGGCCAAACTCATGATGGAAATCCTTTAGTGTCAACAGCTTCAACACAAACAGGAGATAAAAAAGTTCCTACTTATTACGCTTTTAATTATACAGATACAGTTGATTTAAATATGAATCCACAATATATAAGTCAATTTGTTCCAATAGCTTCAGGAAGTTCAACTTTTGGAACAGCTTCAACGCAAACAGTTACAACTCAGGATTCATCAGATACTTTTGTTTATGATATTGGAGAGCTAAAATATGGAGATGGAACTGGGGCAAATACATTTACAACAATACAAGTATATAATGGCTCAGCTTGGGTTTTTGTTGATGAAGATGGAAAATGGGCTCAAGGAATTTACACTTGGAACTCAGGAACATCAACTTTTGATTATTCAACTTTAACTTATGACCAAAAAATCATTGATTTATTAAGTAGAAATATTTTATACAATCAAAGTGAATCAATTTTAACATTAAGCTCAACATCTGCATTAAGTGAAACTGATAAATATTATAGTGGCTCCACAAAATTAAAATATATGAATCCATTAGCAAAATTAGAAGATTCGGATGGTAAAAAATATATTTTAATGAGAGGAACTTATAATATGTCAATGGATGAATGGAATTTAAATATGGTTGAGGTTAAATATGCAGTACCAACAACAGTAATAAAAGGAATTAAATCTGTAAAAAGTCAAGGATGATAACAAGAGTAAATCCCATAACGCAAATAAATAACGAACAAATTTCAAACGCTTTTACTGTTGGACTTTTAACTGCGGATTATGATGATTCAACAGCAATAACTTCAATTGCAGTTACATCAACTTCAATAGCTTTAAAAGATGGAGATAAGTTTATTATTTCGGGCGTTGAATTTACTGTTGGAGCAGATGCATCAGCTTCAGCAACTTCAATAACTGTTGATTCAATTACACCATCAATTCCTTTATTAATTGGAGATAAAATAAAAATTAGTCAAGAAAATTTATTTGTTCAATATCAAAGAAAATCAGAAGGAACAATTGGAGGGATGCCAGTTACTGGAAGCACGTTTGGCCCTATTAGTTATGCAGAAGGCTCGTACCATATAACAGGGGTTGATCCTTTATACGTTAAAATTCTTCCAAGAGATTTTGTTATAAATGATGATGGAGGAAATGAGGCTTTAGAATTTAAAGATGGAACTAATACTGGTTTAACAGTTGGAGATGCATCTCAAGAAATGATTGCAACAGTAAACATTCCTTATGGCACAACGGCAACTCATGTAACAATTTACTCTTCATCAGCTGCCAGAACAGTGGAAATTTATGAAGCAAACATTGCAACTAATGGAATAGGCTCAGCAATAGGAACAGGAACAGCAAATGGAAGCGCAATAAGTATAACATCAACTGCGGCTTCAACAACAAATTATTTAGTAATATTAGTAAAAGTAACAGCAACATCTCAAAGAGTATATGGTGGAACAGTTACTTTAACACAAAATTAAAAGTGAAAATGAAAGATACAACTCAAGTAATATTAGCAAACGGCGGGGCTTCTGCTTTAACAATGATAGAACAGTGCAATCAAGTATTAACAATGATTTCAATAAGCTTGGCAATCATTTTTACTGTTTACAAATTTTATAAATTGTCAAAGAAATAAACATAACTAAGTTAAAAACTTTTTAGATATTAGTTTTTTATAATAAAAAAAAATATAATTTTACACTATGAGGCATTTTAAAATGAAAGAATTTTTATGCAATTGTTGCAATAAAGAGGAAATGGAAGAAGAATTTTTGGATTTTATTGATGAATTAAGAGAAAGATGTTCTTTCCCATTTAAAGTAAATTCTGGATTTCGTTGTGAAAACAAACAAAAAGAATTAACAAGATTAGGTTATAAAACAGCAAAGAAAAGAAGTCCACATTTGGATGGGTTGGCTGCTGATATTCATGTTTCAGATAGCACCAGAAGAGCTTTATTTGTTGGATATGCATTAGAATTAACTCATGAATGGCAACTTCCATTTCGTATTGGAATAGCTGGAAGAGATAAGGGAAATTTTATTCATATAGATATTGCTCCAAAATCAAATCCAAGAATTTGGATATATTAAAAACAGTCAAGAGATAAGGCTGTAATTTTATCTCACTAATATAAAAATAAATAAAATGAAAAAAGTTTTTTTTACAATAGCTTTAACTTGTGCAACTTTAATTACATCTGCACAATTTACAATAGTTTCTCAAGTTCAATCTCCAAATGATGGAGAGAGTTGGGAAATCTCCAACTTTACTCAAAATATGGGGGTTGGATATTCTTTAAATAACAAAACAATGATTGGAGCTGTAAAGGATGGCGAAGATTATAATGTTTTTGCAAGACATAACTTAGGTTTTGGATTCTTATGTTTAGAATCTACAACTGAGGAGATGAGCGAAAACATGAATGTTGGATGGGGAATGTATATAAATATCTTTAAAGGTATTGCGGCAACGCCAATGTACATGATTCCATTAAAAGAAGAAGATGGAGGAAGAGAAGGCAGTTTCTCAATTGGCTTGTCTTATAGTTTATAATAATAATTTAAAAATAAAATAAAATGAAAAACGCATTAATGACTATTTTAAAATCAAAGAAATTTTTATATGGTATTTCTGGAATAATAATTCCTTTAATTATGAAAGCTTTTGATTTAGACGCTGAGCTTGCAGATAGAGTATGGCAAACAGCTTGTCTTTTAATTGTTGGACAATCTGCGGCTGATTGGTCTAAAAATTCTAAATAATAACAATGAAAAGTAAATATCTTGATTATCAGGATGAGATATTAGAACTTTTTGATAATGGAGCAAACTACAATGAAATATCGGCTTACCTGATTGATTCATATAAGCTTGATGTTTCAGTAGATTATCTAAGAAAAATAATAAAAGAGATTGTTCATTTTCTTATTGCTGATGCTGATATTGTCAAATACAATATAAAACTGGCAAAACAAAAACAGAAATTTCAGGATTTAAACAGAATAGAAAGAAAAGCATTTAGAGAGGATTCAAGACAAGAAAACGCATTAATAGAGTATAACACCGAAATCATAAAACTATTAAACAAACACTCTCTAAACACTAAAATAAACAAAAAGAAACACAAAACAGAAGCTGCAATTGTTGTGCAACTTGCAGATTTACATTTAAACGAACTTGTTGAGATTGAAAGTAATAAATATGACTTCAATGTTGCGGCTAAAAGATTACAAAAATACGCTTATAAAGTTAAAGAATATGTTAAATTCCATAAGGCAAATAAGGTATTGGTTGCTATTACTGGCGACCTGATTAACAGTGATCGGCGGCTCGATGAAAAATTGTCAATGGCTACAAATAGAGCAAAAGCAACATTTCTTGGTGTTCATTTATTAAAATATTTCATATTAGATATTAATGAGGTTGCAGAAGTTCAGGTTTGTTGCGTTACAGGAAACGAATCAAGAATAACAGAATTTTGCGGGTGGATAGATATGGTTGCAAGTGACAACTACGATTTTTCAATATTTGAAATGTTGAGGTTGTTACTTCCTGATATTAATTTTTTAAGAGGAGATGCTCTTGAATTAGTTGTTGAGATTAATGGAAAAAATATGCTTGTAATTCATGGCCATCAATTAGGAAAAATGGATGCTAATCAAGTTGGAAGAGTTGTTTCTAAATACAGTGCAAAGGGAACAATAATAGATTTTATTATATGTGGCCATTTACATGAAACTATGATTAGAGATAATATTGCAAGAAGCGCTTCTTTAGTTGGCTCTAATGCGTATAGTGAAAACGCTTTGAATTTAAGTGGAACAGCTGCTCAGAACATCTATTGCTTTACAGATGATGGCAGACATGATATAAGGATTGATTTACAAGAAACAGATGGATGGGATGGATATGATATAAAAGAAGAGTTATTTGCTTACAATGCAAAAAGTGCACAAAAAACACATAAAAAGGAAACAATATTTAAAATAATTATTTAATATTGCAATGTTTTTGTAAGACATTAGTTATTTAGTTGAAAAGGGGGTTGAATTTTTAAAGGGGATTCAGCCTCTTTTTTTTAATTAACTTTTTATTGTTAATAACTCAACGTTCTTACACTGTAAAAGTGTCAATAACTTTCTTATTTTTGTGGTGTTATTAATTAAAACTAAATAAAATGTATAAAATTACTCACAAGAAAACAGGATTCATTCATTACTTTAATACTAAAGAAACAGCTGATTTTGTAAATAAAAATGGAGCTGATAAATACACAGTTGAAGAAATAAAAACAATTAATAAATCAGAAATAATATGGGGAGCAATTGGTGTTTTGATGATGTCAATATTTACTCTTGCTTTTATTTATTATGCAACTAACTAAAAATATGGAAAAGAAATTACAAGAAGTAAGATTTGCTTTAATGACAATGTTTGAAGTTCTGGAAAAAGATATTGTTGAAATGAATAGTAGAAAGCAAGCTAATGTTTATGCGAGAATGTTTTATAATTACTATTTATGGAAGATTCAGAAAGTTCCTCATAATCATATAAAATCCTATATTAAAGGAATGCATCATGCAACAAGTATTTATTTAAAAAATAAATTAGAACATGATATGAAGATTTATGATTCTGTTGATATGGAATGGAAAACATTTATGTTTTTTGCTGACTACAAATCTTGGAAACAAATTGAAGAAATTAAATATACTCAATCTAAATATATAATATAAATTAAAAAAAATGAAAGGAATTATAATTAAAGGAAACACCGAAACAAAAAGAGAAATTGTTCCAAGTGGAACGCATATTGCCAGATGTTATTCAATGATTCATATTGGAACAGTTGAATGGGAATGGCAAGGAGAAACAAAATATTCAAATAAAATAAGATTATCATTTGAATTACCTAATGAAATGAGAGATTATGCAGGAGAAGATAAACCAATGGTTATCTCAAAAGAATATACTTTATCTTTACATGAGAAATCTAATTTAAGAAGAGATTTGGAAGGATGGAGAGGAAAGGCTTTTAATTCTAAAGAATTATCCTCTTTTGATATTACCAACTTAATAAGCAAAGAATGTAATATATCTATCATTCATAAAACTTCTAAAAGTGGAAATGAGTTTGCTCAAATTGGTAGTATATCAGCAATCGCAAAAGGAACAGAAGCTCCAAAACAAATTAATGAATCTTTTATTTTTAATTATGAAGATAATTTTAATGAAGAATGGCTTGAATTACAGCCTGAATGGATAAAAGAACAGATTAAAAATACTGATGAATATAACAATAAAATGAATCAAAAGAAACTTAATGATTCAATTGATGATATGCCTTTCTAATGAATCCAATTACAAAAGCTAGGCTAATCTCAAACGAGATAACAAATAACGTATATTCTCAAAATAAATTATTAGAAGTTTTAGCTCACTATTTAACAGCAAAAGAAATAGAAATATTATTTAAAAAATTAAAATTATGCTCAGAGGATTTGAAAAAATAACAGTTGAATTAACAGATGATGAACTTAAAAAAGTTCCAACGATTGTTAAGGGGATTCAAAAAAGAATTGGTAAAGAGAATGCGGTTACTTCTAAAATTATTTGTGATAAAATGAATTTAATTGGTGTTAGATTAAGAAAGATCATTCACTATATTAGAGTTAAAAATTTAATTTCAGGATTGTGTTCTAATTCTAAAGGTTATTATGTTGCAAAGAATATTAAAGAGCTTGAAGATAATAATAAAAGCCTACAACAAAGAATTGCATCTCAAATTGATATTTTAAACGCTCTTGAAAGACAAACCATCATGTTTGGAGGAACAGGAGAACAAACAGATTTTGAATAATGAAATATTTTTTTATAACATTTAGATTAATAGATTATAATAAAAACACCTTATTAATATCTGAATATTATAATAATGATCAGTTTTCAGCGGTTTATAAAAGAATTTTTAAAATATTTTTTATTAGAATATCTAAAACTTATAAGGGATTTGAATGTTACACAAAAGCAATAGAGAAATTAAATGAATATTAAAAGAATCCAAAAAATTAAAAACTATTCTATTATTTCAAATGAAATATTGAGAAGAAAAGATTTAAGTTTAAAAGCAAAAGGATTGATGAGTTTAATATTGTCTTTACCTGATTCTTGGGAATTAACAGTCAATGGATTGGTAGAGATATTAAAAGAGTCTAAAAACACTGTTTACACTGTTTTAAAGGAACTTAATCAACTTGGATATGTAGAGCGTCAAAGAATAACAGATAAATCAGGAAAAGTCCTTAAATGGGATTTAATTGTTTATGAGAATCCACTTACCAAAAAGCCACAACTTAAAAAACCAGATGTGGAAAACTGCACACAAATAATAACTGATAATAAAATAAATACTAATTTAAATAAGAAATATTGGATTGATGAAGTTGAAGAGTTAAATTATCCAAAAGAAACAAAGGAAGATTTTATTGAATATTGGAGCGAGGAATCTAAAACAGGCAAAACAAAACAATCAATGCAAAAAACATGGAACACCGCTAGGCGTTTAAAAACATGGGCTAAAAATGAAAAGAATTGGAACAGAACAAAAACATCAAAGATTGATTCTCAAATTGATTCTTATGTTGGAGCATTAAATTTATTAGAACAGAAATATGAAAACTGTAAATAGCATAAGCGGAGGAAAAACTTCAGCATATATTGCAGCTAATTATTCAGCTGATTATAATGTGTTTGCTTTAGTGCGGACTAATGATAAAAAATGTATATTTCCTGACAAAAAACTAAGACAAATTGTTTCAGATAAAATTGGAACTGAATTTATTGGAACTTTAGAAATGGATAATATAATTTATACTATTTTAGACTTAGAGCAGTATATAGGTCAAAAAATAGATTGGGTGTCTGGAGAAACTTTTGATGAAGTAGTAAAAAAAAATGGAATGTTGCCCTCTCCTCTCAGAAGATATTGCACAGCTGAATTAAAAATGAAACCTATGTTTAATTGGTGGATAAAAACTATTGGGGAGCCATCTTTATTTAGAATTGGATTCAGAGCAAACGAGCAAAGAAGAGCGAATAATGTTATTAAAAAATATAATAAAAATGGATTTTTAGAATTTAAGCATATTATTGGAAAGCATGAAAATGGCAAGAACAAATGGAAAACGACAGAGTGGCAAAGACAAGAATATCCATTAATATCATTAGAAAATCCAATATATAAGGATGATATTGAAAGTTATTGGAATGATAAGCCAGTAAGATTTGCAGAGATTAATAATTGCGTTGGATGTTTTCATAGAAGCGTTCCATTATTAAAAAAAATGTGGCAAACACATACTAACAAAATGCAATTCTTCTCAGACTTAGAAGAAGGAAGGATATATAAAAATGATACATTAAAAGCTAATGAGATAAAGTATGAAAAAATAAAAAAATGGAAATTACAAACAGAATTATCATTTGATGAATTTAATGATTGTGATTCAGGATATTGTGGCTTATGAAAGAACTAACTAAACAATGCATTGGACTAATATCAAAAACATTAGTTCAATTAGGTCAAACAAAAACTGATAAAGATATTTTAATTTTAGCCTCTACTCTTGCAGAAGATTTAATGAGAGATTTTGGAAGTATGACTTGGCCTGATGTTGAGGAGGCTTTTAGAACAGGGATAAGGGGAGATAGATTTGCTTTAAATGTTCAAACTTATTATCATTGGTTAAGAGCTCAAAAGAAATTAATTGATGAAGAAATATGGAAAAAAAATAATCAAGTTACATATAGGCCTGATAAAAGAATGATTTACAGAAGTAAAAAAGGAACAGGGCTTTTAACTATTAAAAAACTATTAAAATGATTAATGAAACTGATTGGATAAATGCAACAAGAAATTCTTATGGAGATGATCCAAGAGAATTTAAAGATGAAATTGAACACTATTGCAAAACTTGTGGGATGGAAGAGGTTGAGGAAAGAGGAGAAGAATGTGATGAATGCTGGGAAACAATGTGTAAATGTGGGAAAAATAAAAAGATGGAAGATTATGAAATGTGTAAAGGATGTTTGTCATGAGAAAACCACACAAACAAACAAAGATTCATTCTCAGTTGCATAGATTTTTAAATGAAGAGGGTTTAAGCAATGTTATGATTGCTGATATATTAAACCTTTCAACTTCTAATTCTATTAGTTTAAAAAAATATATGATGAATCCTAAAAAATTGAGAATTGAAAATATATATAATATTTGTGATTATACTGATGTCTCATTTGATTTCGTTATTTCAATAATAGAAGATAATTAACAAAATGATGTTTACAACTTTTTAAACAAAAGAAACATATTTAATTTTTATTTATAAATTTGTAACATGAAAACAATAAAATCAATATTATCTATTTTTAGCAATATGATTAATATAATTTTATTAACACCAATCATAATATTCGTTTACATAATTAAAACAATAATACAAACAATTGAAAGCTTTTGGAAAAATAGTTAAAGGCAAAATTATATTTGATGATAGAGCTAAATTCTTAAATGATGTATCTAAATTTGAGGATGATATAAAAGTTGTTATTGAAGTGAGAGAAGCTAAAGATATTAGAACAAATGCTCAGAATCGCTTATGGTGGAAATGGATTGATATTATTTCAAGTGAAACAGGAAATGATAAAACAGAAATTCATTCAATATTAAAATATAAATTTTTACTTAGAGAAGAAATAATTGATGGAGAGATTCATCAGGGTTTAAAAAGCACAACAACATTAAGTAAAGAAGAGTTTGCCAAATTAACTCAGGATGTTTTCTTTTGGGCAAATGATACGTTAAATATAAATCTTCCAAATGAGTGAAGATAGACTACAATCCGAAGTTATTAAATATATAAGATTTCAATATCCTAAAGTTAAATATTGCGCATCAGCTGGTGGCGTTTACACTGGAATATCTCAAGCCAGAAAAATGGTTAGAACAGGATATGTTAAAGGCTTTCCTGATTTATTTATATATGAAGCTCGGAATGGTTATCATGGTTTAGCTCTTGAAATTAAAACAATAAAAGGAAGAGCTACAAAGGAACAGAAGCAATGGATAGAAGATTTAAATGAAAGAGGATATAAAGCTGAGGTTGTTAAAGGGCTTCCAGCTATATTAGATTTAATTGATAGTTATCTTAATGAAAAAGATTAGCGATAAACAAAAGAAAGAGAATAGAAAATTATCTTCTGTTTATAAAGAGATAGCAGAAGAAAGAGGCCATTATTGTTCAGGCTGTGGAAAATCAAATGTTCCATTATCTCATTCTCATTTAATTCCAAGAAGTAGAAGAAAAGATTTGGTTACAGATAAAAGAAATATAACATATCATTGCTTAAGTATTGGAGAGCATAAAGGGTGCCATGATTTATGGGAATCAAAAGATAGAGTGAAGCTTTTAGATTATCATAAGAACATGGAATATATATTAGAAGTAGATACTGAATATTATTTTTTAATAAGTGAATGATGGCTAAGAAACGAAAGTTAAACAGTAAAAATCCTAAATATAATAAAGAGTTAAAAGAAACTCAATGGAGAAAGAAAATATTAATTAGAGAAGTTAAAGGCGTTAAAGTATATTATTGCTGGGAATAATGATTGAATTTATATTTATATATTTAATTGGAATATTATCAGGAATATATATAACAACTCAAATAGAAAAAGATATTAATGAAAAAACAAACAAATGAAATTTACTAATATTAAAAACATATTACGAAAACAAATTGAAAATAATGTTGAAGCGTTTTGGGTGTTCCATCAAGAGAGCATGGAATTTATTCAAGTTCATAAAGAAGGTGGAGGAAAATATCCTGTTTACAGTCCTAAACAATTATTATACTTTTTGAATGCCTACACTGCCTAAAGGAAAGAAGAGGCCATGGATTCCTGAAAAGCCTAAGCACATGAGAGAAGTAGATAACGCTTCATTCTATAATAGTAAACGATGGAGAGCATTAAGGAATTACTTTATACAAAAGAATCCAATTTGTAAAATTTGTCAAAGTAAAGGAATAATTAAATCTGCTCAATGTGTTGACCATATAAAACCTATAACAATTGGAGGAAGTCAAGTTGATATAAACAATTTACAATCTTTATGTAATAGTTGCCATGCCAAAAAATCTTCAAGGGAAGGAGCAGAAAAAAGAAACAACACTAAGATATACAAAAGAAAATAAAAAAAAATAAAAAAAATTATGGGAGGGGGGTTGAAATCTTAAATATGGTTATTCTAAACAT